ACAGTTGAGGCGCAGCATTCCAGCAATACGCCGTAGATTAGAAATACAGTATGCCATGGCAACTAGGAGTTTTGATGCCGCTGTTACACTGCTGAGAGGTAGAAACACACAAAAACCACTGAGATACAGATACAGCGGTGGCATCGTAGCAGAAAGCAGACCTTTCTGTAGACAACACGCAGGTGATGTGCTCACTGAGGCAGAGATACGCAGGATATGGAGCAGTCAAACATGGGCAGGAAAACAACCAGGCGATCCTTTTGTGGTTCGTGGTGGTTATAACTGTAGACATCAATGGATACCAGTAGAGGGAGAATAAACATGCCAAAATACACTAAAAAACGCAAAGGCAAAAAGTACGGAAAATAGGGTTTATTTTTACCGTTATTTTTCAAAAAGGTAAATAACAAACAACAAGTTACTCAATAGGAGGTTTCGCAACATGAGCGATGAAATCATGGACACAGGCACTGATACTGTTAACAATCAGGAACAAGCAGCTAAAACCTACACTCAAGAAGAGTTTGACCGTCATATGGCAGGATTGAAAAAAAGCCTTGCAAACAAATATGAGCGTCAATACGAAGAGTTAGGCAGTATAGACGAACTACGACAGCTTAAAACTGAATCTGAAAAACGCAGGCAGGAAGAGCAAATCAAGCGTGGTGAGTTTGAAAAGACACTGCAAGAACTAGCTGCAAAAAAAGATGATGAGATCCGCAAAAGAGATCAAGTTATCACGGAGTATAAAGTAACAGCACCATTGCTTGATGCTGCCGCAAAATATCGTGCAGTTGCCCCAGAGCAAGTTCGCACATTGTTAAATGGCAGTGTTAGACTAGGTGAAACAGGTGAAGTAGAAGTAGTAGGCCAAGACGGCAGTGTGAGATATGATGACAGTGGTAAACCAATCACTGTTGATGATTTGGTAAGAGAGTTTCTTGATACCAACCCACACTTTGTCCAAGCAGGTGCCAGCACTACAAATACCAAAACATCTGTGAATACTCCAGGTCCAAAGGGCGATTTTGATCTAAACAGTTTGGATCTAACCAAGCCTGAGGACAGACAACGATATCAAGAGGCCCGTAGAAAAGGTCTTATCTGAGCCAAATACTAAGGAGAATATATTATGGCAAACTCAGCATATACATCAGGTTTTAACACTGATGCTCTTTTTGTTCCTGCCCTAGCCGCAACAGTATACGCTGCACATGAAAACAGCCTGTTCTTGGGTGGACAAATGATTCCTGTGGTTAACGCACCAAACGGTGTTCTGCAGGTACCAGAACTAGCAAATGTTAGTGCTACAAAACTAACAGCTGAAGCAGCACCAGGTGTTGACATTGACACAGTGCTTTCAGCAGACACAAAAAACACTATCTCAGCAAACCTATACGCAGCTCGTTCAGTTGTTCGTGACTTGGGCAATGTTGATCCAAACGAGATTGGTAGAGTTCTTGGTAACAGCGTAAGCGCAAGTTTTGACGCAGATGTTGCAACCACACTTGCTACTTTGACTGCTGGTACAACTGGTGGTACAACAAAACTAGACGACATTTTTGGTGCTGTAGGTGCAATCCGCGGTGCAAAAGAAATGGGCCCACTCTTTGGTGTGGTCAGTGCTGACCTTTACGGCGATGTAATGAGTGCTATTGGTTCAACTGCATACGCAGGTGGCGAAGCATTCCAAGGTGCTGCACTTCGTTCAGGCCTATTAGGTGCTATTGCTGGCGTTCCAATGTTCGTCACAAGTTACCTAAGTGAAGGTATTGCAATCTTTGGACAAGACGCAATGCGTATTGGCATGCAGAAAAATGTAGACCTAGAGATTGCACGCCGTGCAGAAGCTGTGGGTTTTGATGTGGTAGCAAGTTTGCACGCCGCAGTAGGTATGATTGACGCAGGTCGCGGTCGTTACCTAGACTACTCAGCTTAATAGGAGAACATGATGGCTTTCATTATTGAAAACGACACAGTGATATCATTTGCTGAATACAGCGATGTAACCGCAACTGATCAACGACTGTTTGATGGTAATGAAGGCTTGACTGATGATGTTATTGAAACTGCATTGATTAGATCAACGGAACGCATCTTAAGCAAGTTGCGTTCCACTCAATGGTGGAGAGACTACTGGTTAAGTAGGAGCCCTACCGCACAGGTTAGAACTGTTGCAGATATACCAGCGCTGGATATAGACAAGATCATAGGTCGTGCAAATGACTTCACTGACCTTTGTGTGTATCACGCCTTGAGTGAAATCATCCTACCACAAACTGCCAACTTTGGCGATGAAGGGGACGATGACAGAAACAAGATGGGTTACTATACTGCAAAGATGGATAGATTATTTGAGGAACTGATCGTTGCAGGTGACTGGTATGATTTTGATGATGACGCCACAGTGCAATCAGACGAAAAACAGCCAGGGTATGTGAACCTAAAGAGAGTTAGATAATGAGAGACAGTATTATATCACTGCTACAACAAACAGGTTTATCAGGACTGGGCGTCAGCACTGAACAACCTTTTGATGAAAGTGGTGTGCCGCTGTATGTCAAGAATCCAAAGCGAATCTATGTTTCACAGGAAACTGAGGACAGCCAACCTTTGGTACAAACTCTCAACAGTGTAATCATACAATCAACTACAACATCAGCTTCAGTTTTCTTTAGCACAGACGCAAAAAACACTCCAGCTGGTTACAGTACAGCATTAAACAACATCAAAGGCATATTAGACAACATTGAACACCCAGGTGCAAACTCTAGGAGTTACAATGTTAGACAAAGCTATGCTGGCGATTTGCTGGTAACAGAGGTGGAGTTCAACTTTACAAGAGTAACATAAGGAAAAACAAAGATGGCATATATCTATCCAGCACCTGGTGTCAGCGGCGTACAAGCAACTCTAGGCATTAGTGTTGCAGCAAACTCAGCTGTATCACCAGAACTAAATGTTCCTGCAATGCAGGATGTAACAATCAATGCTGCCAACGATGTGTTCACATGGACACAACTTGACAGCGCAAGTAAACTGCAAATCGCTACTACTGCAACCAACAGTTTGAGCATGAACATCGTTCTTGACCAAACAGTGTTCTTTGGTGACAGTGGTGAAACAGCGGGTGAAGCAGATTACAAAGGAATCTTTGGTCTAAGTTCAGACAAAGATCTAATAGACTTTGAACTATACATGGGTGACACCAGCGGCGGCGCTACTGGTAAAACCATAAGTGGTCAAGGCTACATCACTGGTCTTGCTCCAACAGTGAGTGCAGACTCACCTGTTTGGGTAACACCAATCACTATCACAGTAACTGGTGACTACACAGTTGCTTAATGCTTGCAGAGCGTGATGGGCACTAAGGGGGGTTTTAGGACCCCCTTTTTTGTTTTCTGCTAAATACATTTGATTTAAAGGATGAAGACATATGGATTTACTAGACAAAAAAAGTGATATAGAACTCTCACAGAGTGTAATCGCTGAACTTGCCAAAGCACAAAACGAACTCAGTTGTGCAAGGCGAGATATAGAAAAAGCAAACAGCAGGATCAGTTTTGCTCTTGCATTGCAACACAAAATGATGAATAGACATAAGGATAAACAGAAATGAAACTAGCAGATTTAGCAGCAAAACCCAAACTGGAACAGATCGTTCTTGATACTCCAACCATACTTGAACTGTATGGCGAATCATTGGAGTTCTACATGTTTGACCGCCAAGACATCAGCGTGTTCTTGAGACTCAGTCAAATGAAAGACGACAGACTGGAAATATTCAACCTATTAAAAGAAGTTATACTGGATGAACACGGCAAACCTGTGCTCAGTGATGGTGAAATGTTGCCATTGGAAGTTATGGCAGCTGTTATTGAAGGCGTTGTACAAAAGTTGGGAAACTTGAAACCCCAGACTACGACCACCAAAGCCCTGAACTCACAGGCTGGTTAATCGTGGATTTCGTTTGCAGGCGATACGGTGTGTTGCCCAGCAAACTTGTAGAATCTGGGGATACATTTGATGTTCATGTGGCCACAATAGGTGTTGGTTATGAAGATTGGGTAAGAAAGCATCCTAACCATAAAAACAATCACAGTTTCAGTCAGGCACAGCTACAGGAGATGCTAGATAAT